TTAGTTGAGGTACTCTGATGTCCACAGCACAACCACTACGATGCTGGCTAGTATCTTTAGAGCCAACAGCGTCATTGACTTGCTTACTTCTAAAAGCCGAGTTAACCATAACTGGTCTTCCTCCCAAAGCAGATTTGACTTCTTCGAGGAAGGCTGCAAGTCTCTTGAGGTTTTCAAGCTCTTGTTCGTTTGGTGTGTTGTCATACTGTCTATGATCCGTATGAGTTAGTTCTTCTAATGTAAAGTGTGGTGTTAAATTTGTCATTTCTTAACCCTATCTGCAATCTTCTCCATTGTGCGTCCACCGAAGTAGAACGACATCACTAACATACCCCACTGACCTAACAGCTCCACATAAGCACCACGAGTCTCATACTCAAAGATAGAGGCAATAGCAAAGCCTGAATAAGCTACTAACAGGAACACTAAAGTCAACGGACGTATATTCTTAGACATCCATGAGTCACTAGCCATGTCAGCTTTAACTCGTTCTGTAAGATTATTCTGCTCAGTCTCATAGAGTTTAGTTTCATTAGCCATCTTAGCTAACTCACCCTCTTGAGCCATCCTTTGTAGTTCTAACTGAGCCTTAGCTTTCTGTTCAGGATCTGGTATTAACTTGTCAATGAGTTTACCACCAACGTTCAACAGTGCGTCTAGTCCTATCATTTTGTGTCCTTTTTAGTGTCTTCATTCTGCATGAGTTTGATACCACTCAGGAATCCAATCATGCCTCCGATAAGAGTAGAAAAAGCGGGTGAAATCATTTTGAATATCTCTCCGTTGTCCACTTCCTTGGCCCACAATCCAAGGATGAACGCCCCGACCATAGCCAAAACAGAGATGCACAGGGTCGTGCTTACCATTAGTGTGACGTATAGCGTCAGCTTTTCTTTCGTATCTGGAATCGGTTGCTTTGGTTTGCGTATCGGTTTTTCCATCATGTGTCCTCATACAAAAATCTGAAATCTTCTACGATCCTCAAACATACCCAACTCAATGGTGTTCTGTCTAGCTTTTTTATCGTAGAGTTCAACTTCCAACTCACGAGTCTTAAACTCAATCTTGTTTGCTTCTATGGCTTCTCTATATTCAGCTTGGACACGCTCCACAGCCTTCTCAAAAGCTACTTGCTTCACATCATATTGAGTAGGGTAAACAAGTGGATACCACCTATCTAAAGTAATCACTTCTTAGCCTCCCTTAAAATAGCCTTATCATATTCGTGTATGATCCTCGCTCTTAAAGCTGCACTGTCTGATGAACCTGTCCAATTATTTAAGTTATTCCATATAACGTTTAAATCAGTTGTATTACATTCATATATTGACAGAATCTTTAAGAGTTGCTGGTGTCTCTCTGTAGGATTATGAAGTGTTTGAGAGATTAAATAGAATTCTCTTGAACAGTTCGTCGGAGGAGTTTGAGCTGAGGCTAACAGCCCTAGTATTAGTAGGGCATATATTAGCTTTCTCATGATTACTCGGCAAACTGCTGTATTGGCTGTCTTTCACTCAAGCCAAGTTCACCAGTAACTACAGGAGCAAGGCCTCCAAAGATACCTGCTGAAGCAGTGTTCTTAGCCAGTTTACCTGCTATTTTTACAGCCTTTTTAACACCTTGTTCAGAGGTATCATTCAAAGCTTTTAAAAGATCAGCAGCATCGGCAACAGCTCCGGGGTTCTTTAAGAATTCCTGAATCTCTGCAGCCTCTGACTTAGTAGCTTTATTCTGTACAAAGCGACTAAACAAAGTAGATGCTTTATAGAAGGTACTCTGAACTTGCTGACGAATCAGAGAAGCAGCTCGTGCAGGGTCTGTACCAAATTCACGCTCAAAGCCAGTCTGTTGTGTCAGTGTTTGATTTACTTTACTACGCAGTGGATACTGCGCTAGTCTTTGAGCACCCTCTAACAAATCTTTAACTGTCTGTGAATGATCTTTACCAAACAAATTATCAATAGCCTTGGCATTATCAGTATAGAAGTCTACCTTGTTAGGACTGTTTAATCCAATCTCTAATATGGTACTCTTAAGTCCATTACGCAATGCCGGGTCTGATCCAGCCATCCGAATAAGCTTGTTCATGTCTTCAGGAGTTTTTAAAGCATTATTTACAAAGCCTTCAAAACCACCTTTAGAGCCATAAGACTCTGACCACACATTAGAGAACTTATCGACTGTAGCTTGTTTCTGTTCATCAAGAATACGTGTCCTATTGGTACGAAGAGCATCTACATTGTTGGATAAGCTCTGTAACCGTTCTTTTAAGCCCGGTACTTGATCAATAGCTGCACTGTTCTTCTTAATGAAGGATGTTAAAGCTGCTGGGTTAACTTCTAGTGTATTCTTATTGACAATACCATCTGTCTGCGAGATACGCATCAAGAAAGCATCTTCAATGATCTTTAAAGCTTCAGGAGAGTTATCCGAAGCAGCTAAGATTTGACGAACAGCTGAGGGCTTGTTCGTAAGCATTGGAACTACAGACTCAACAAACCTAGCTCTGTCTACAGACACTACACCAGCCTCATTAAAAGGCATTCCTACCTTAGCTGCAAAGTCTTTATCAGCTTGTTTATAGGGAACTGAAAAGGACTCAGGCATTGTTCCAATAGCCTCATCTAGTTGTCTTTTAAAGCCTGACAGTATACGAAGTTGATCCCTATCTTGCGTATCTCCAATAGCCTTGTTAACAGCTCTCTTTAAAGAGTCAACATCACTAACAGATACATTTTGAAAAGTACCTTCAGCTGATCTTACAAGGTTAGGATACTTCTCAGCAAACTTACTGCTTGTAGGTGTCTTCTTAGGTGCAAAGGCTCTTTCAACTTGTGTAGTCAAACCGGGGAACTTAGCAAACACATCACCAGCTTTTTCTTGCTTGATGTAGTTCCACAGAACGGCAGCTACTTGAGACTCCATCTCAACACCGTCTGTCTTAGCCTTAGTCAACAAAGGTTCATATACATTCTTAGAAAAATCAGCACGTACAGCCTTCTCCTTAGCAGACAGAAGACTACTAATACGATTACCAATATCTTCTTTGTCAGTAGCTACGTTTAAAGTATCCTCAGTTAGCTCCTTGATACGTGTATCTATTGTTTCGATTGTTCTGTTCTGATTAGCTAGACGCATCTCAGCTGCTGTCTCTCTACGGAAGTTCTCCAGCTCTACCTTCTTAGCTTCTACTTGAGCAAGGGCTTCAGCATTCTTAGGATCACCAGCAAGTCTACGCTGTGCTTGCCTAACAGCTTCTAAAGCTTCCTTCTCTTGGTTAGCCATGAAAGCTGTGAACGAAGCGTTCTCACCACGTGATGTTTGAGAAGTAACCAAACCACTCAATGTTGTATCGCCTTTAGAAGCGGCTGTAACAGGTAGTTTTACACCTGTAGATGCTTCAATTTCCTTAGCACGTGCAAGGTCAGCAGATAAGCTAGGGTTAGCTTCCATAGCTTGAGCTAAACGACCACGAGCACGTACACCTCCAGCAGCTGCGGATACTTCATCTACAATGTTACCTGTCTTAGCTTGGAAAGCACCTAATGCCATTTCAGGAATATTACGAGCAACTGTATTAGCAAACAAACCAGATCCCAGACCGCCTGCAAATTCACCCGCAGGCCTATAAGCTTCCCCAAACTTTTGAGCAACTTGTTGGCCTGTCTCACCCCCAACAACACCGCTAGCAGCCCCAATAACTCCTTCAGCAGCCAACGCACGTCCTGACTGAGGCATTAAGGCTTTAGCCAAGTTAGCTGTATAAGGTGCAGCTCTTCCACCTTGTGTTGCAAGTTGCAACCCTCTAGCTCCAGCAGCTAAAACAGGGACTGCCATAGCTCCTGTTAAAGCATTCTGAAAAGTTCGCTGACCTGCTGACATTTGAGGTTGCGCTGGAGGAGCTGGCGCATAGCCTACTGTTGGAATAGCTTCAGGGCCTGTTGTAGGTCTAGAACCTCCTAATTCAGCTGCAATCTCATCAATCTCAGCATCTGTTAGTTCTTTATCTACAATAATAGGTTTACCGTTAATAATGTACTTCATTACTTATCCTCATTTGCAACATAGTAGGTAACTCCACTCTTAGTGGTTCGTTTAGTTCCTTCTGGTTGTTTTGATCCTCTTAATGTAAAGACCTCTTTAATTTGCTCAGGCTTGTACAAACCAGACAACTCAGCTGTGCGTTGTGTTTGTCTAATTTCATTATCCTCAAGAGCTTCATTCTTTTTCTTGATAATCTGAGCAAGTTGTTTCAATCTACGTGTTGTATCTGCTGTAGGTGTACCTGTTGTTAATCTTGAAGCAACATCTGATACCATACCAATTAACGAAGGATCTCCACCAAAAGCATCTACGTCAGCTTTAGATATTTGTTGTTCTCCAACAGCCTTAGCTAACTGGCGTGATAAAGCCGAAGATGAAGCAAAGTTATTTGTTTTAAGAACATCATCTGCTAGAGCTATAGCAGCATCAGCAGCATTGACAGCATCACGATAAGGCTTCAATGTAGTGTTAAGGTTCTGACGAAGACTAACAATATCACCAGTTCCTTTTAAGCCGGGAATCTGATTAACAATCTTAGTTCCTTTACCCTCTCCTTCAGCTCTAATCTTTGCATCTACTTCAGCACGGGCTTTAGAACCTACAGGAAGAGAGTCTCTGTACTCTTGTAGTTTCTGAATCTCAGTTAAATTAGGCTTATCTACCCATTCTAAGTCTTGAGGATCTTCAGATTCTTTAAACTTCTTCAAACTAGCTGGCGTTACTTTGCCTATAGCAGAACGTAAGAATTGTTGGTAAGGGTCTGCAGAAGCTTTCTCACGCTCACGTTGTGTGGTAAGAGCTTTCTCAGAACCAATCTTAGCTTGAGACAACTCCAAAGCCTGAGCACGTTGCATGATTTGATAACCAAGCTCAGGATCAGTTCCTTGAAGTGCTGAAGCCATCTGACGCAAACCTTCAGGAGTAGAAGTATCGTACTGTGAAGCTAGTTGTCTGAGCATAGTAGCTCTTCGAATAGCAGGATCTTGTACATCAACACCCATTACACCTGCTAAGCCACGTCCTAGATTCCTAGTGTTCTTAAAGATGTTATAGGACATCTGTTGTTGAGGAGACATACTAGCAAACTGACGAGCTTGTTGTTCTACAGCCTGTTGTTGCATTTCATCAGGAGTACCAACTCCTCCGAATAAACCTTGCATAGATTGTTGTGTCGCCATCATGACTCCATCATATAGTTGTTGTAGTTTGTAAGGTAAGGATCAAAGTACTGTTGAGGAGTCGTTTGAAGGACTTGTTGAGGAGCCATAAACGATGCCATTGTTTGAGGCATTTCAAAGGTTGGCATTGCCACTGGTTGTGGCTGAGGAGCCATCTGCATAGGCTCCGGAGGAGGAGTATAGTAGGTCTGTGGCGGCATATATGCAGGAGCCTCCGGAGCTGGTGCATAGTATGGAGCAGGCGCTTGAGGAGCAGGCTCAGGAGACTGAGAGAACAGCGAAGCAGCCCCGGCAGCAGCAGCAGCAGGAGCAAAGTAAGGATTAGTTACAGCAGCTGCATCAGCAGAACTATTAGGAGATGAACCTCCAGCCAAACCACCAATCAACTGACTGATAGGATCTGCAAGACCACCAACAATAGCGTTGTTACGTTGCATCTTCAACTCAGCTGCTTGTTGAGCTGCTTGGTTTTGAATGCGAGCTGCAGCAGTTGATCCAGCTGTGATAGATGAGCCTAAGGCAGCACCTTGAGTCAAAGCATTCATACCTTGATTCTCAATATTAGTAGCACCTTGCATGTAGTTGGCGTAAGGACTCATAGCTTGTGTTTGTAGGCCATAACCAGCACTTTGAAGACCCAAGCCACCTGTCATCAAGCCCTGACCAAACTGTACTTGTTGCTGACCTGCTTGTTGAGCCTGTGCAGCCAATTGAGCATCTTGCTGTGCTCTAGCGTTGTACATGGCAGCCATTTGAGGATTAGTAGCTGCCAAGCCGGGAGCACCTGCTGAGTAGCCAGCTGAAGTACCACCAACGGCTAGACCTAAACGACCTTGCTGTTGTTGTTGGTTAGTCAGTTGAGCCAGTTGTTGTTCACGACCGGGAGCCAATAGCTGTTGCTGTTGATTCATCCAGTTTTGAGCTACATCTTGAGGGTTCTGACCAACATAGCTTTGACCTAAATTAAACAGGCCTTGACCAGCTTGATTAATACCGGCTTGTTGAGCTTGAGCTTGCTGAGCTTGGCCTAAACCAGTACCAGCCATGCCCATTAAACCCTCTCGCATAGCAGCTACGTCAGGAGCTACCTGATAGCCAGCACCAGTTAGTTGTCCTGAGGAAGGATCATACTGAAAGCCTGACTTACCAAACCGTGTAGTGATGCCTACAGGTCGAAACTGCGAAGCTTGTGCAGCTTGATTAGCAGCGTTGGTAGTAGCACTAGCAGCTTGATTCGCTGAATAAATACTACCAGCAGTGCCCAATAATGGGCCAATTAAATCTGTCCATGCAGCCATATTAGTACGAGCCTCCGTCAAGTGTTCCTGTAAATGATCCTGACATGGTTATATCTGCCGCTGTCAGTGTTCCTGTGAATGTTGGGCCTGCTTTATCAGCCTTTGAGTTAACAGCTGAAGAGATAGCATTAAATTCAGTATCAATCTCAGTGCCTTTAACAAGCTTACTAGGATTACCTGTGGCTAGTGCATCTTTAACTGCAAAGTCAGTACTCTTTGTATAATTAGACATTATCGTGTCCTTCCTGCTTTAACATAGCAATCAAGTTTTTGTAAGGATATTTCAAAATCATCTACATCCGTTTCTATTCCAATTTGTAAGGTATTACCAGAACCCCCAGCATCAATCTTCTTATTGTCATATACAACACCTGCTGTGTATTGTGCTATGTTATATTCAGACACACCATACTCAGATATTGAAACACCGCCTAATTGAACAATCCTTGAGGAGTAACTAGGACTAAAATCAAAACCGTACTTAACAATAACATCAGCTCCGTTACCACCAATAAAAGTTAAATTAACTTTCTTAAGAATCTTTAAAGATGTTGGAGAACCAAAGTCAAAGTAATTAGTATAGTATTTTAACTTATAAGTAGCTGTATTGTCAATATAATTCTGATATTTTCCAATATAACTTGTCTTTCCTAGCAATAGTTCCTTATTACGAGTGTAGAAGAAAGCTGTAGGAGTGATGTTATCCCAAGTAGTAGTCTTAGCGGCTCCATTTGGAAGCTGACTACGCATGTCAAAGCAGTACACTACATTGGCTGTTGGTAGAGAAAGTAAATAGAAAGCATTCTTATCTGAGTATACTGATTTTATGTCAGAAGCTGTTTCGTACTGTAAGTCACCGATTAGACTGTCTTTAACATTCAAACTCAACTCTCTCATAGGAGCTGACTTTTCTTGAATGGTTCTCATCAATGACTTTACACCGGTATCTGACAAGAAGACAATATCACTACCTGTCTTAGATACAGAGTCTCTAGCGAAACAACCTACACCTGTAATGGAGTCAGATAGTGTCAGGTTATTAGGATCTGTGGCATTAGCATAGATTAATATCTGTCTACGACCAAAGATAATTAAGAAGTTGTTATGTGCAGCTAAGGCAATAATTTCATCAGCACCATTAGGCCACACCTGAGATACATCTAAAGTACCTGAAGTACCTGTATTCAAGATGTGACCAGATAGTAGGTCTGAGAACTGCACAGTATTCTTAACTGAAGAGCTGTTAGCACTCCATGTACGACCATAGGCACTGATAACACAGTTGTTATTCTGTACAGTACCTAAGTAGCCTGACTTTTCAGAGATACGCTTATAAGTGGTTGTACTGACCGCAGGATCGAACACTAGAGGTGAATGACCTGTCTGATAGATATACATACAACCATTCAAAGGAGCCATCTGCCAGTTATCGTCTGTAATGGTAGGAGCTGTACCGCCCCCTCCATAAGTAAGCTCAGTTAAAGTAGAGCCTACCAGTTTAAATAACTTATTATGTCCAGAAGCTAAGATGAAAGAGTTACCTGAATTGTCAATCAACTCACCAATACATTTAACATCATAACCTGTCAAAGCAGCTAATGCAGTATGCGCTGGAGCCCATCCTTGACGAGCACCAATACGTCCGAACTTATCAATAACACAGTTAGTAGCTACAGTAGCGTAGCCATTCTCAAGACTCACTGAAGAGTCCTGTAAGTTTAGCCCCATAAAGCCGGGAGCTTGAATGGTTGTTGTTAGTAGTTGTTCTGACATTTAGACTGAATCCCAAGTCATCTCTTCTTCGTAGTGATTACGCTCAATAGCCACAGCATCTGCCAAAGCAAGTTTGTACATCTGATAAGCTTCTGAAGATAGTAAGCCAGAGTCTTCACCACGCTCAGCAATAGCTTTAGAGTGAGCTAACATACTCACCAAGTGTGAGGGCACTAAAATACGATCACCATCATTAACAAGATCAGCCTGAGGGATAACCATGTTAAATCTTAACGTATAAGCACCGTCAGGAATGGGATATAAATCAACCTGAGTATCACCGTTAGCATCTACACCGTTAAAGTTGTAATACATAGGTGAGTTTCTCTGTTGAGTAGTCAACATGAACTGTCTATCCATCCAAGTAGTAGCAGCGTACTGCATAGGATACAACTTGGTAGTGTTCAATACATCAATCATTCTAAAACGAGTTTGAGATCCTACCAAAACATAGTTGAAGATCTCAGCTGTAGTTTCAGCTGTCAGAGTAGTTGATAAAGCATTCCAGTCGTAGGCATCCTCAACCTCTCGCTTAGCATCGTTAACAAACACACCTAACATTGAAGAGTAGTCTGTGTCGTTAACAGAGGACACAACAGGCTCACGCAAGCGTCTGAGCACATTGTTCACAACGTCTAAATACGTAGCCATTTATATATCCTTTATTTACGTGTTTTCTTTTTAGCTTTGTTTGCCTCACTCAAAGCAATTGCGATGGCTTGTTGACGAGACTTAACTACAGGGCCACCCTTACCGCTATGTAGAGTACCTTCTTTGTACTCACCCATGACTTTCTTCATCTTATTCTTAGCTGTACGCTGTCCTCTTGTTGGCATAACCATACATTAACTCCCGTGTAGTTTATTATTAATAGCTAACCAAATAGCTCCAAAGAAAGCACCTATGACAATGAGAGGCTTAACAGCTTTAGCTATCCACTCAAGAACTTGAAAAGCACCTGCAGCTGCATTGAATGCCTTTACAACCTCTTGAGTATTCTTGTCTATACTGTCTACTTTAGCCTCTACAGCTAACAGCCTGTCATAGATATGCTCGTGAGTAACTTCCTTGTTGTCCATAGTACTTATTCAGCAGGTGTCCAAGGTGTACCAGTAGCCTTAACAGGGTTCTTCTGCAGCTCAATTAGAGCACCAAGAGAAGCCTCTGTAGATTCCTTGTCAACAGATTCCCATACCCATGCCAATACTGTGGCTTCTGTAAGATTTGCGTAGGGAATTGCAGGAGTGCCTTCAGCCCATGAGACTGTTGCGTAGGCAGAGGCAGAGTGTTCTCCGTCTACTGCTGTGCAATTCCAGTGAACTACAGAGACAAACCCTGTAGCTACGTCACGTTCCATTGTGTTAATCGACCAAGTAGTAGTCATTATTTTCCTTACAGGTTAGCGGCATCTAAACGAGCCTTGAGTGATTCAATAATTACTTGTTGTTCTTGGATGAGTGCCACCAAGTCAGCCATAACTTCTGAACTTGATGCTTGCATAGATTGCAT